GGCCAACGAAGATGAACAAAACAAACTAGCTTCATATCCAGTATGGCTAGCAAGTTATAATGGCGGCATAGAACCAAAGCGCAAAACAGGTCTTTGGGATAAGTGGGATATTTGGCAATGGACAGGCTCTGGGAAAGTCCCAGGAATCAAAGGCAAGTGCGACCAAAATTGGATGGCCGGCGGCCAATTAGAAAAATTGAGGGTTCCGTGAGCTTTAAAAGAAAATTAAGAAGAGCACAAGCAACTAAAGGTAAAAAGAACGCAGAAAAGGCATTAGCAGAAAAAGTGGCCCTTTTTGGTCATTTAGGTGATAAATGCTTGACTTGTGAAAAACCTTTTGATAGACTTAATAGAGAACAGGTTATGACTTGGAATGTAGTCGTGACGCAGAACAAAGAAGCGGTGCGGCTTTATTGCCCAACGTGTTGGAACAAAGCAGTTAAATTGATTAAAGAAACAAAAGAAGAATTATTAAACAAAAAAAAGGAGAAATAATGCAATTCTATCCAAAGTCGCGAAAAGGATTTGTGATTAATTATGATTTGGCTGAGCAGCTAAATTTTTTAGACGAGTATGTTTTGTGGGAAGAAGAGTATAATGAACTTCCGCTTATGGAAGTTATCGAAGAAAAGCTTGGAGTGGAGCCAACTGGCATACAACATTTTGAATATGAGCGCGGAGGTTACATTCAAGGACTTCAAGGCTTTGATTATGATACATCTTATATCTTATTTGATCAAGATTCAGAACAAATCTATCCTGAAGAATGGGAAACCTTAATTAACACTCTGGAAGATAATGATGTAAACGTTGTTCACGGCAGTTGGGCAGAGTTGGGGTAAATGTCGGAAGACCAAGTAAATCGTCCAAATCACTACAATATCAACTGGAAAGGCGAGCAAGCCATTGAGACGTATACATATATTCGTTCTTGGAAAATGGACTACCCCGAAAGTAATATTATTAAATACGTCACAAGACACCCTTATAAAGGACAGTCTCTCAAAGATTTAAAGAAAGCACGTTGGTATTTAAACAAACTTATTGAAGAGGTGGAAAATGAAACCAAAATTAGTTAGAAATAAAATACCACAGATTATCACAAACGCAGGAAAGAAATGTAAATGGCATTATGCCGACAGTTATCTTTTTAGTCCAGGCAGCAAGTTAGGCAAATATTTATATGATAAAATGCAAGAAGAACTTGATGAGTTTATGGAAGATCCGTGCGTCGAAGAAGCAGCTGATATGTTTGAAGTACTTAATGCCATAATCGAGACTTATGGCGCCGCTCATCAAGCCGAAGAAGGCGGCTATAGCCCTTTCAGTTATCTAGATGTTGTGGATTGCGCTAAAAACAAACGCGAAGAACGCGGAAGTTTTGATGTAGGAATTATTTTAGAAGAGGTTTGTGAATGAAACAAGCTCTAACTTATGACGACGTATTATTAGTGCCGCAATATTCAGATATTAAAAGCAGAAAAGAAGTAAACATTGGTAATGATTTAGATAAGCGTTGGCGTTTAGAAATGCCTATAATCTCTTCGCCAATGGACACTGTAACCGAAAGTGATATGTGCATTGCAATGTACAAAGCTGGTGGCCTAGGCATCATTCATCGCTATAATACAGTAAAAGAGCAATGCGAACTAGTTCGTAAATGTAATTGGGGCGGCGCAGCTGTTGGAGTTACAGGAGACTATCTTAAGCGCGCAGTCAACTTGTTTGAGGCGGGTGTTAATGTTCTTTGTATCGATGTCGCACACGGCCATCACATTTTGATGAAAGACGCTATTACAGCCATCAAAGAAGAGTTAGGTGACATGGTGCATATTATGGCCGGCAATGTCGCAACTCTTCAAGGCTTCAACGATTTGTCAGATTGGGGCGCAGATAGTATACGTTGTAATATTGGCGGCGGCAGTATATGTTCGACAAGAATTCAAACCGGCCATGGCTTACCAGGCCTTCAAACAATCATAGACTGCGCTCAAAGCGATAGAGATATCAAAATCATTGCTGACGGAGGTATTAGATCCAGCGGCGATATTGTTAAAGCTTTGGCTGCTGGAGCAGATTTTGTTATGCTTGGTTCTATGCTGGCTGGAACAGCTGAATCGCCTGGAGAAAAAGTAGCCACTATGGCTGGCTCAAAAAAGAAATATCGCGGAATGGCCAGCAAAGACGCACAAATGGATTGGCGTGGTAAATATAGTTCAGATGAAGGAGTAAGCACGTTAGTCGATTTTAAAGGACCAGTTAGCTTAATATTAAATGATTTGGCTAACGGTATTAAATCTGGTCTGTCTTATTCTGGTTGCCGCACAATTGCCGAGCTTCAATCAAAGGCACATTTTGTGCGACAAACAAACGCTGGTTTGGGCGAAAGCCATACTCATATTTTATCAAGATGAGAAAAAGAAATCCACCACCAGCAGATGCAAAATATATCCAGGTTCCAAGCTTGGAAAGCTTAGATGCTAATTTAAGAATTAAGCTTAGATTTGACGACATAACTAAGTTTTGGTTTTTTAACGAATACATCAAAGCCTATCTTACTGATGATCCAGACTTGGCGCCATTCATTGCGAAAATAAAAGAAAGCAGTATGTTGTCACGCAAATTTCGTTTAAAGAAGCATAAAGAAATTAAAAAGAAAGAGCAAGATATAATTAATCGTTTTGGATTAAACCAAGACGAGATAGAAAATATATTTGATATAATTGAAAGGGAAAAAGGTGATATATGAAATGTGCAGAAGTATGTGATAAGAACAAAAGTCCTTGTGAGCAAAAGGATTGCAGGATGTGGATAAATTATGATGATGATCTAAATTGTGTCGACATCGCAGTTAAGAAAAATGGCCCAATGGGCTTGAAACAAATAGGGGCTAGATTGGGCATATCTTACGTCCGCGTTACTCAAATAGAAAAAGAAGTATTAAGGAAGATAAAAAAAACTAACTTTAGCAAAAATGATACTATTTATAGCATTGAATAAAATAAAAGATGTTTACATCTTAATATGCTCAGTTAAGGAGAAAACGCATGTCTAAGAAAACTCTATTAAATGAAGCCACTATTCGTCGCTTCATGAAGCTAGCAGAGATCGCCCCGTTGACTAATGGTTTCATTAGTGAAACAGAAGAAGCTTACAAAGATGATGAAGATGATTTCGGAGCGGATCCCGGAGCCGAAGATCTTCCGCCTGGCCTCGAAGGTGAAGGCGAAGGCGAAGAAATGGATGTTGAACTGGAAGAGCCAGTTGACGTTGAAGAGCCAATGGACGTTGAAGAGCCTGCTGGTGACGGAGAAGTAGAGTTGACTTTGTCTCCGGAGCAAGCTGACGCACTTGTAGCGCTCTTACAGCAAGTCGAAACGGCACAAGGTGTAGCGCCTGAGCCAGAAGAGCTTCCAGCGCCTGATATGGGCGATGAGGGAGAAGAGTTGGATGTTGATCTAGAAGAACCAGCTGGTGAAGAAGAGGAAGAGGTCGAAGAACTAGAAGAAATTGACGTAGTCAATGATGACTATTTAGTTAACGAAGTTGCCCGCCGAGTTGCCAAAAGACTATTGACAAAGAAAAATAGTTAATATATACTTTCTATAACATTAACAGTGAGGTTTGACATGCAAGGACTTTTTTGGTTTTTTCTAGGTGGTATGCTTTATTATATCATTGACAGGACCACATCTATCTACAAAAAAGTAAAATTCATTAATGATGTTAAAATACACTCTTATCAATTAATTGGATATGCGTATGAGCAATTAGTATTCGCTATGACTGCGAAATATGTTATGTTAGAAACTAGCGAAGACATTGATCAAGAAAAGATAAAGTTATTTCGAAATGATGACGAGGCTGTTTTTGATAATTGGAAAAAAGAAACAGCGCTGGGTCTCAAAAACTCTCTTCCAGTAACTTACAGAGAAGCTCTTGAACTTGAAAACTGGGATGACATCATGGGCGCATTAGACACCCATTATAAGAAAGCGCTACAAAAAACATATCTTAAAGATTGATAGTTAGTATATCATCTTTAAAGGACTAATTATATTATGGACATAAATAAATTAGTAGAAAATTACTTTGCCCCCAAGAACTTGCTAACTAAAGAAAAACTTTGGAGTTTGTTTGATGAGGCTATAGAAGAAAATAAGAACTCTTCAAATATTTCTTTAACAGAAGATGAAGCACCGAAGTCTAGTAAAAAATCAATTCTAGATTTTCTTCCAAAAATTCAGATTACGGAAGATTGGGGGCAAGTGGGCTCCGATGCGCGAGGAATACTTGAAAAATATATGAATCGCATACAAGGCGACAGTTTGCCTGACAAAATTGCTTGGATTAATAATTTTATGTCTGGCGCCGGAACCAAAATATTACCCGTCTCTGAAATCTTATCAAGTTTGGTTTTTCTAGAGCTTTTATCGACCGTGATTGGACAATTTTCCGCTTCCGGCGCAGGCTTTATATTTGAAGCTTTTCTCGCTGGTCTTTTGCGCGGGCAGCAAGAAACTGAAACAGTCGCCGGCTCTCTTCCGATTGAAGATATTAGAATATTTGTTGATCCTGAGACTGGCACAGGGGGCCGCGCACTGAGCCTTAAGCTATTAAGCGCCAAAACTAAAGTTCATGGCAGTATTATCAACCTTTTAAAATGGCTAGCTTTTCAAGATAAAGAAAATCAAGGTATTGAATATGTCATCGCAGTAAAATTTGGTGATAAAGTCTTGGCTTTCTAT